GCGTGGTGCGGCATTGAAGGCCGGCGCTCTGCCGGAAGCAACAGACGACATCATCCTGCGCGCCAAAGGCGTGTTCACCCTTAACGAAGATGGCGATGCAGTCGCCGTTGATGAATCCGGCCAGGTCATCCTCGGTAAAGACGGCAAAACCCCTTTGACTCCGCTCGAATGGGCGGAATCTCTGCGCGAAAGCGCACCTCATCTGTGGCCAAGGGCTTCAGGGACATTCGCCCCGGGCGGGGGTGGCGGCAAGGCTGCATTCAAGCGCTCCGAAATGACCTCCGAGCAGAAGCGCGTCTTTCAGCGCAAGCACGGCCAAACCGCATATCTCGCATTGCCCAAGTAAGGGGATTGACCCATGGCTACAACCGTTAACAGCGACCTAATCATTTACAACGATGAGGCGCAAACTGCATACCTGGAGCGTGTCCAGGACAACTTGGATGTATTCAACGCATCGTCCAACGGCGCGATGGTGCTCGACAACGAGCTGATCGAAGGCGACTTCCGCAAGCGCGCCCTCTACAAACTGAACGGCTCCCTGGAGCACCGCGACGTCAACTCCGACGGCAAGGTAACTGCCAAGAAGATCAGCGCCGGCGAAGCTGTCGGCGTCAAAGCTCCCTGGAAGTACGGTCCGTACCAGACCACTGAAGAGGCGTTCAAGCGCCGCGGTCGTCCGGTCGAGGAGTTCTCCCAGATCGTCGGTGCCGACGTTGCTGACGCGACCCTGGAAGGCTTCATCCAGTACGCAACTGCTGGCCTGCGTGCCGCCATCGGCTCCAACGCTGACATGGTGGTTTCGGCCAACATCGAAACCGATGGCAAGAAGACGCTGACTCGCGGTATGCGCAAGTTCGGCGATAAGTTCGGCCGTATTGCTCTGTGGGTCATGCACTCCAGCGCTTACTTCGACATCGTCGACGAAGCCATCACGAACAAGATCTACGAAGAAGCTGGTGTTGTGATCTACGGCGGCCTGCCGGGCACCTTGGGTAAGCCCGTATTGGTGACCGACACCGCGCCGGCCGACGTGATCTTTGGCTTGCTGCCAAACGCGGTAACCATCACTGAATCTCAGGCTCCGGGCTTCCGTTCCTACGAAGTGAACGACGAAGAAAACCTGAGCATCGGCTATCGCGCTGAAGGCACTGTGAACATCGACGTGCTTGGCTACAGCTGGAAAGCCACTACTGGTGGCTCCAACCCAACCCTGGCTGCAGTCGGCTCCGCTGCCAACTGGGTCAAGCACGCGGGCAGCAACAAGGTCACCGCCGGCGTGATGATCCAATTGACTGCAACGCCTCCTGTCTCTGGCGACTAAGTCTCAAACTCAACGCGCGGTCAGCGATGGCCGCCCTGGAGAAACACATGGAACTGACTTACAGCAACCAGCTCGACGGCTTCGATCCGGAGAAGCGTTACCGCAATCCGGAACACTTCGATAAGCCCGAAGCCGGTGTGACCAGCGTGCTGGTGATTGGAGATTGGCCGAGCGTGGTCAATGCGTACGAAGCAGTCGGCATCGATGTGTCGGTGACGGAGGCCAAGCGGGTGCAGCTTGTTGGCGCGGCAGACCAGGCCGAATTTGTAAAAGCCATCGCAGCTTTGCGTGCTGAACATAGATCGATCCAGATCCTTATTGACGGTCTGGAAGCAGGCGAGATTCACCGTCCCGAGTCTGGTGAGTTGGCGCTGCGCTTGTTTGAAGTGCTGGGCACCATCCATGCTTCGGTAGGTGAGTTGACTATCGAGCGTGACGGCCTGCTGCTGACGGTCGATGCGCTGCGCGGCGAGATCGAAGCGTTCAATAAGGCCGCTGTCGCACCTGGTGATGATGTTGGTGAAGTTGCATCGCTGAAAGCAAAGCTCGATGACGCCAAGGTGCCTTACCGGGCCAACGCGTCGAAAGAATCCTTGGAAAAGCTCGTCGCTGATCTGACCAATGCCTGATAATGCTGGCTGCCTACGACCCGGCGGCCAATCTACAAACAATTCCAGCGAGTTGACGCATGACACTCATCATCGAGGACGGCACCGGCAAGCCTGACGCCGAAAGCTACGCGAGCGCCGAGGATTTGACTCGGTACGCCGTGAAGTTTGGTGTGGTCATTCCTGCCGATGCCCCTGCGCAAGAGGCGCTGCTTCGCCGGGCGGCCTTGGCGATGGATGGCATGACCTGGAAGGGGCGCAAGACCAACAGCGAGCAGGCTCTGTCGTGGCCGCGCCGGGAAGTGCTGCTTGATCATGAGATCAAGGCGAACAACTACCTGCCCGCGCGTATCCAGTACGGGCAGATGGCCCTGGCCGCTGAGATCCATCAGGACGACATCGACCCAATCGACAAGCGCAAAGGCGCTGTGACGCTGGAGCGTGTCGAAGGTGCGGTAACCCGCGAATACGCGACGATTTCTAACACTAGCGGCCGACTGTTGCCGGCGGCGCCTGATCGACCGAGCGTTACGCAGTTTGCGGATTATCTAACGCAACGCGGACTACTCGCCGTACGGGTGTAATCAATAGCCTTCCCAGTGCTTGGTTATTAAGTCGCCAAACCGCTCGTACATTCCGTCCTTGCCGTTTGCAATGGCATCGGCCACCTGCTCGATTGTCGAGATATCAAGCTCCTCCACAAGTGGCACTTCCCGCTCTGCAGCAGCATCAGCAATGTAAGGAAAGTCCGTCTCGTTGACTGCTTTCTTAATTGCTCTGCGTGCGGCGCACTTTTCATCAAGAGATGGTTTGGCACCTTCAGGAACAGAGCGCGCGATTTTTCGCGCAGACTCGTTCAGGTCGTCGCTGGCTTGCTGATAGCTCATCTTTCTTCCTTGAGGACGTGGTGGTGGCAATTTACAACGAAATGGCAGTGATGGCTCTGGATATAATCACAGAGTTCGGCCAGCCTGTGACGATCAGCAGTATGGCGCCAGGCGAGTACGACCCGGAGACGGGCGGGGAAGCTCCAGGGGTTACTGTCAAGCAAATCGCCCAGGGCATCCTGCTCGACTTCACTGGCATCGAATTCCAAAACAACAGCCTCATCAAGCAGGGCGACAAGAAGCTCAAGATCGCGGCGCAGGGCTTGGCCTGGGTGCCGGGTCTGCTCGACAAAGTGATTGCTCAGGATCGTACCTGGTCAATCGTGCCGCCACTGAAAGAGATCAACCCGGCGGGCACGCCGATCCTGTATGAGTTGCAGGTGCGGTCATGACGAACAAATACGCGAGTATGAACGGCAGCTTTGCCGAGAACATCCGTGACTTCGCCGAACGGGCGAAAGACGGTGTCGACGCAACCATTCGCGAGATTGTGATTGAGATCGGCAGCAGCGTTATCCTCAAGTCGCCAGTCGGCAATCCTGAAATCTGGGCAGCGAACGTCGTTCACCGACAGGCGAACAAGCGAGCCGCCGATGACTACGACTTCAAGGTTTCGGTGCGCAACACGATCATCAACCTCAACGAATCGAACTTCACAAAGGCCGGCAAGCTGCGAAAGGGCGTGAAGTACGCCAAGCCCCTGACCAAGACCGAGCGCGACCAGAACTTCAACGTGAACGGTTTGGTTGCGGGGAAGGGCTATGTCGGTGGCCGGTTCCGCGGTAACTGGCAGTTTTCAATTGATACGCCGGCCGAGGGTATGCTTGATCAGATCGATGTCAGCGGTAACGTCAGCATCGCCGTGCTCAAGGCACAGGTTCAAACCCTGACCGCGGGGCAGACGGCCTACATCGTGAATAACCTGCCCTACGGAATCCCACTTGAGTATGGGCATAGCAAGCAAGCGCCTCACGGGATGATTCGGGTCACGTTGTCTCAGTTCCAGAAAACTGTCGATGACGCCATCAGGAATAACCAAGTATGAGCCACGCCATCATCGCATCGATCTATGAGGCAAAGCTGCTCGCCTGGAGCAAAGCGCGTGCGGAGCCCATCAAGGTCGTGTTCGAAAACACTCAGTACGACCCTGCGGACGGCGATACCTATCTGCGGGCGTTCATGCTCCCAGGCGATACCGCGAGTAGCACGCTCGCTGGCGACCACCGCGCATTCATCGGCGTCTACCAGGTCAGTATTGTGGCACCGGCCGGCACCGGCAAGACCAAGACGAACCCACTTGTGGCTCAGTTGACCACGCTGTTCCCGCTTTATGCGCGAGACACAAAGGCAGGCCTCACCGTCGTTACGATGTCGCCAGTTGATCCTGGCCCAGGCATCACAGACCCGCCGACTTACACGGTGCCGGTGTCGTTCGAGTACCGAGCCGACACCGCCTGTTCCTAGACGGTAGAATCCATTCATGAATTGGTCTGGGAATACCTGCGATGGACGAAATCAGGAAGCAGCGGCTTCAATATCTAAGTGAGTGGGTAGAGGACCACTGCTATAGGAATCGCGAAGAAATCGCCTCGAGCGAGCGGTGCTTATGCGTCGGATGCGGTCTTTGGCTTGTGCCCACTGAAATTATAAAGTGGTACGAGGATAAGCATGCCTGCTGTCCAGGCTGTGGCCTTACCGGTGTGGTCGTAGGTTCGAAATCCGGTATCCCTTTGGAAGAGGTCCGAAGCAATATGAAAGTCGATTAGTAACAAACACATTTAGCCCGTTGGGCAAACCCCGAAACCCGCCTCCGTGCGGGTTTTGTCATTTCTGAAAAGAGGAAACACCCATGGCCGGCATCCAAATGCCCAACGGCGCCACCCTTGAAATCGCAGCTGCTTACGGCCCGGCGATCCCATTTACCGCTTTGACGAATGCCAATCCAACTGTTGCAACCGCTGCGGCGCACGGCCTGGCGGAGGGCGACGTCATCGCTGTCAATTCAGGCTGGACTCGCCTCGATGGTCGCGGCGTTCGGGTCGGTGAGATTGCCAGCGGCACTTTTGCGCTGGAAAACGTCAACACCACTAGTGTTCAGCAGTACCCGGCTGGCTCGGGCATCGGTTCTGTTCGCGAAGTGACCGGTTTCACCGAGATCTCGCAGATTACTGAGATGAATTCCAGTGGTGGTGATCAGCAGTTCCTGACCTTCGGCTTCTTGGCTGACGATGATGATCGCCAGATGCCGACCACCAAGAACCCAATCACGCTGACCTTTACCGTCGCCGACGATCCGTCCAAGCCATATGTGGCCGTCTGTGAGACGGCGGACGATGATAAGCAGGCTCGTTTGCTTCGCCTGAACCTGCCGGGCGGTAGCAGCATCATCTACAACGGCTATGTGTCGATCACGTCGACCCCGACGATGTCCCGCAACAACCTGATGACCCGTGTTATTAGCCTGGCGCTGACCGGCCGCCCA